TACGAGATGACGTCGAGTCTCGTGGGCTCGGAGATGTGTATAAGAGACAGGCCCCCAGCAGCTAGCCCTTTTCCATAGCTGTTGTGTTGTGTGTTTTGTTCTTGTGTTTTGTTTTGTGTTTTTTGTTGTTTTTCTTGTTTTGTCGTTTGTTGTTGTCTCTGTTGTTTTCTGTTTTGCCGCGTTTTTTTTGTTGTCAATTCTACCCGTCGTTTTGTTTCATGATTTTTGGTGCGTGGTTTTGCTCATAGTTTAAGCGCATAGTTTTTTCGTTTTTTTTGTGGTGTTCGGTGTGTTGTGTTTGTGGTGTGGTATTATATTGATTATCAGCCAAGGAATGTAGAAAAAAGATGGTGGTTGAGGTGATGTGTCGTCAAGACATTGAGAATGAGGTTGTTGATTATATTCGCAACAGTGGTGAGCGTGTTGTGGATTATGATGTTGATGCTATTGTGGATTGTCTTGTTGTTATGTGGGAGCGTGAGGGTGTTGAGTTTTATCGTTATTGTTTTGAGACTGTGGTTTTTATGAATCGTGTAGTCGAGTGAGCAATAAGGGGAGGAGAGTTAAAATGTTTAAAGTTAATGCCTATGTAACTGAGATTGAACCAGATAATTTATATGAGGTCGATATTGACGGTTTTACGACAGCTGTTGCGGCTTGTATGAAAAATGATAATGGCGTGGTCACGTTTAAATCAGCCCTTACTTCGGTTCTTGAAGTAAACTATGGTGATTGTGATTTTGATTTCGTATGTTGTGGTGTTGAAAATGGTGTTTGTTCATATGTTGTCTCAATTTATGATTTTGTATGGTGACTGACATAATTGTTTAAATGAGTGTCGCGTAACAAATAAGCCCCGCATTTTGCGGGGCTTATTTATGCCGGAAGACTAGTAGTATAGGATTTCTCCGGGGTAGATGAGGTTTATGTTACCTGAGCTGTATCCGGTGATGTTGTACATGTTGATTCCGAGCCAAGCGGCAATGCCGCCAAGTGTGTCGCCCGATTGTACCACGTATGTGCGCGACGCTGTTGCGGTGTTGCTGCCGCCGTTGTGACATACCCTGTCGCCGGGGTATACGATGGACGGGTTGCCGCTGGGTGCGGTTACGTTCCACCAGTCGGGCCAGAACATTGAAACGTACTGGCCGCTTTGGATGATAACGCAATTAGTATCACATGGGGTGTTCGGCGTGCTGGGTTGTGGTGTGGGTTGCGGTGCGGGTTGCGGTGTGGGCTTGGGTGTAGCCTGCCCGCTACCCGCGTATGCATACCATGTGTTGAGGTCGCCGTAGACTACGCTTAGGTCAACTCCTCCGGCCCATCCGTTGATATAGCCGTTGCTAGTGTATTGCCATGCGACGGCGAACGGCCAGTTATATAGTGTGGGTTGAACTGTCGGCGGGTTGAATCCGTAGATTGGCGTATAGCCTAGCGTATATGCGGCAATCCATAGACCATAATTTCCGGCGACAACCGCCGACCAGTCGTAGGAATTTTCCGTATACTGGTTCGTGTAGATAATTGGCTTGGTGCCCCATGCGGCTTCCACGGTCTGGAGCCATGTGAGCGCCCAATTAGTGTCCCATGTGGCGTTTGGCTCCCAGTCGAGTATGGGTACAATGCCTTTGCCGATGTATCCGCGTGTGTTGTTGATAAAGTAATTGGCTTCACTGACAGCGCTGTTTTCCGTGTGCGCGAAATGGTAGACGCCGACACCCTGCCCTGCTGCCAAGGCGTCCTGTACTACGCGGTCACAATCGGGGTTGACGTATCCGATACCTTCGGTGGCTTTGGCGACAACGATTTGCGCGCCGGTGGTAGTAACGTTAATACCGGTTTGCCAACTGGATACGTCTATCATGTCCGCCGCATTCGCGCATGGCGCGAATGCCAATAACATGGCGGCGATTGCGGCAATTACACTATAGGCGGTTGCTTTAATTTTCTTCACCATCGTCTTCCTTTCTATCGATATTGAAAATGTTGAGAATACTGGAGTCTCTTAAATCGGGGTTGATTTTTACGCAATTCTCCATAATCGAGGTGGTCTCAATCAGACAGACGCCTGCGCAAACCGGAATGAATACCGGTAGTCCGATTCCAAGATTGATGTAATCCGAACCGTATTCTACAATTAACGCCACGCAAATTATAGCCAGATATGCGAACTTATGTCCGAGGCCCTGCCGCATTTTCCCACTGGATAATTCGCCGTGCATAATCGCGTTGACTACGCCGGTAATATAGTCAATCAGCACCAATAGAAACACAATGCCGATAACGATTAACTCATGGATTGGCATGAATATTCCCTCACTTTCTTATTCCTGACTGTTGTAGCAAACCGCCAAGTATCATACTGAACTCCGCCTTGATTTGCGGTGTTTCAAAACGTAACCGTCCGACGCGGTAAGCGCTTAATATTTTCTGCGTCATGTCATCGGAGCGTTTGAGCATGATGCAGTCATTATCAACCAGTCGGTAATCAAACGTAAAATCACGGGTGATTTTCGGCTGTTTTTTGGTAATGATATATAGTACCTCGTCAGTATCGCTTAATTGCTGATATATGTTAAAAATACCGTATTCAGTGGTTCTTAGCGTGAACACATAACCGGCGTTGCTGAAATCACTGATGAGAGTATTGGCGTTATCCCTGAAATCATTATTGATTGCATAATTCGCATAATTCTCATCATATTCGCGCAAAAACTGTCCGAATTTCGAGGCGGCCACTTTGGCGCTGAACCCTCCGTAATCGGCCAGTTCCACCATGATAAACCCGTTGCAATATCGTTGGTATTGCGTGTGATTGTCCAGTTGCGGTTTAAGATTGATGCTGAACGCGCTGAAATACGGGTTGGCCAATGTTACCGCGTTACTGCACATGATGACTCGAACCCTATCATTCCACCGGTCAACCGTATTATAGAATTCTTCGAGTGCGGTTACTTCACCGCCCAAATACCGCATGTTGTCGGGGAAAATCTCATCGAAAACAATGGTTCGTACCTTGGGGTAGGCGACTGATTTCACTTGCCCTGCCTGACTGAGGGCAATGAAGTACCCCATGATATGCCATGTGGGGCGCGTCTTGCCGTGCCTGTCCGTGGCGGCGTCCCTGTCATCCAGCCAGTGACATTCAGCCTGATTTCCGGACACGCGAAACTCCAACTCCGGGTATTGCTCCGCGATATCCGCAAACCATGTGCCCTTGTTTTTCTGTTCCTCCGCCGTCCTGCGTAGATAGATGAATTGCCAGCGTTTTTTTATCCAATCACCGATGACCAGTTTTTTGGCCCCGTAGGTTTTGCCGAGGCCGCGAGCGCCGATTACGAACATCCAAGGCGCGTGATAGGATAATACGCGCCCATAATCATAATAATCCTCTTCCCCTAACAGTTTCTCCATAATATCCATTTTACCATACAACAGTGGCAGACCGGCAGATATCTACCGGTCTGTCGTTGCGTCAGAAGTTCGGCGGCGCACTGGTGCCGTCCCACACATTCAACAGCGAATAGACGGTATTATAGCGCGTCCCGTATGGCCCGAACGGAGGGGTGTTGAGGATATTATTATACAGTTGGGCGAGTGTCGAAGAGTGAGGCACGTTCAACGCGCCCGCCGGGCTTTGGTGATAGGCGCTTGCCCACAGTATTTGCATTTTCGCGTCATCATACGTCTGCGGATAGCTCTCGTAATCCTCAGCGAACTGATCACGCTGGCCCTGCCGTGATTCCGTGCGCCGCGCCCACGTCTGGAATGCCGCAACTTCACTGACGGTCATCACCCTGTCGAACGTGCCGCCCGATTCCATAAGCGCGGCGATCCCCGGCGCGGCGGCGGCAAACGCCTTATACCCTACAGCGTCCACCGCCTTCATTGCATTCAAGACCTGTAGGCGGCGCCCAAAACTCCATTGTGCGATTCCGATACCCTGATTGTTTGGTTCGACAGCATCCCAGTGTAATGATGATTCAACGGTACCGATGACATAGAGCGCGTATGAGCTTTTCCCGTCGCCCACGCTTGGCGTGCCCTGACCATGGTCGGCGTCCGGCTGACCCGTACCGCCGCGATATACCCACGTCTGGGCGCTCGATTTATAGAAAATGGCTTGGGATGATGTCGTGCCCGAGCCACTGTGGTACACGAGATTATCGCCTTGCAATTGGATCCACGCGGAGATGTCGCCGTCCACGTCTACGCCCGGATTATTCCCGCCTGTCGGATTGTCGCCGGATTCCGGCGGATCCGGCAATGCCGTGGGATGCAGATAACCGAGAAGCTGTGACCCCTTTGCGAGCGGGAGGGTTTGATGCACGGCTGGTGTCGGATTTTGGGTCAGCACGTCGATATTGCCGCCTTGGACGCCACCCCATACGATGGCCACGTGACTGCCGGGGTAGTTTTGACTGCCGAACCTCCAAAACACGACATCCCCCATGCCGGGCGTATAGTTGGCGTCCTTTTTCTCGAAAACACGCCCCACGGCGGACGTGGTGGGGAACATGGTGTAATTACCTTCCGCGTAACCTGTTGGGGTGATGCAATCGCCTAACGACAAATTGTAATTATCCATACAATACTTAGCCCACAAGTCCCAACACTGGGCACCATAAGCCCCATCCATATCCCAATACTGGCCTTGAGTACGCTCTAACCATGCCTGCACGTCTACCATGATATTAGTATACCCCGCCCGGCGTACCGAGCGGGGTATGGTTCATGTGAAACGTGAGGATCTCCAATACGATTATATCACTTTAGTAGGGCGTAGTAGGACACGCAGGCGTCAGCATCGATTGGCTGACCAGTCTTGACCTGCGCCCAGTTTCGGAGTTGGACCGTCCCGTTCTTCTTGATTTCCAACCTTGCGCCGTCGTTGGAATCGCCAAAATTGTAATCGCAAATCGCCTGAAAATCGTAATTCACGGGTGCATACATTTGGTCGATCGAGCCAAGCTGATGTGCGCCCGCCGCCAAGGTTGATGTGGTCGTGCCATGAAGACCGCCGCGAATCACAACGAGATGCGTCAGCGGCGAATAATAGGCCGAGAACATAACCTTAAGCCCGGAGTAGGAGTCCGGTTGCGTTTGTGTGCCGATGCTGATCGGCGCTTGGCCATCCTCCTTGAATTGCTCAAAACTTGACGACACTCCGCCAATAGCGGAGTTCAACTCTTGCGCGGTACCCGAATATCCACCCTGCTTGACAAACGTAGTGTCAGCCTGCGCCTTGGTATACACCTGTGAAGCGTCGGCCTTACCGTCAACCCTGCCGGACAGAGCGGACACCGTGCCCCGCAATGCCGTCAACGCGGTATTTTCCGCCTTGCCGTTAATGGTGGACATCAATGCTTGCGCTGTCGGCTCTGAGGTCACACCGAGCGCGGTAAAATAGGACTCCTGTTCAGCAATATCACCCTTATTGGCTTGCGCCAGCTCAAGGGCATTATCAGCAGTGTTCTTGGCCGTATTGGCGGTGGACGTGGCGGTGGTCGCGTCCGTTTCGTTGCGGTACATCTGTGAATCGATTTTGCTCATGTCGCCGGTGTAGTCACCGCGCCACGATGGCCTATCGTCCGGGCTGTCGCCGAACTGGCTGAGATTATAGTGCGGGGTTTTGTTGATGCTAGACATTATGATACCTCCTTGACAATGATTCTACCGGGTGATTCGAATGATGTTGTTGTTATCGCCGGAGCGTTATCCATACAATAAATTTCCACCCCCTCCATTCTCCGGCGGTCGGCGTGCCGGCAGTCATGCCCGCTCCCCCGTGGCCTCGAAACTGGCTGCCGTCGGGTTGCGCCGGACATACTTGGCGTCCGCTCCGTCTTGGGCAAGGTAGACATCAGCGGAGTCGCCCTCGGGGATGCTCTTACCGTAGGGGAATTGCGAACGTCCCGGAAAATCGCCGGGTACGCAATTATCCACGGCGGTGGCGCGTAGGTCATAATCGCGGGCCGTCAACCCCAGCGCGTCATATACGAATGCCTGTAGCCCCATGTCATCGTAATCACTCCAGAACAGGGCGTGATTGCGCGTATTGTCATACATGCCGTCAAGCACCGTTTGCAGAGCGTCCCGTCTGCCGTATACCGGAGACCACGCCAGCCCGGTGGACTGCGATTGCCCGATAAACCGTATGAGTTCCTCACGCAGGATGGCCATTTGCTTGACGAGGTTATCGGCAATTTGCTGGACGGCGGCGTTATTGTCCGCAATCGACTGGTTCACCTGCTCGACGAGTGTGTTGAAGTCGGACTGCAAGCCATCCAGATTGCACCGGATGCACTCAATCAATTGGAGTGTGGTCGACCCGTCCCGATAGGTGAAAGGAACCGACGTGGGAATACGCGCCGGTGGACAGGCGCGCGGCATAAGGGCGTTGATGGACATGATTACTCCCATTCTCCATAGTTATGGCAGTTACTGAAAATAGTATCATACGAGCCCCACACCTGCATGAAACACGGTTCGAGGCTCCGCACGATTTCCATGTCCACATTGATGATCGCCTGACGGTACTCCTGTATCAGGCTCATGGCGGACTGGGAGCGGCCCGACGTGTGGGATCTGGTGCTCCCATCTGTGGCGTCGTGTTGCCATTCCGTGCTGGATGCACTATGGGACTGAGAAGAGGTGTCTTGCGTGCTATGGCTACTGCCGTCCGTATCCGCCTGCGCCTGATTGGCATGAGTCGCGTATCGAGCAAAATCACCTTGCACGCCGGTTGCGGGCACTTCCGAGTCGTAAGACCGGGACTTGGTGCTGCTTGAACTGGTGCCGTCCGAGGAGCTTCGGGTTGCACTATCCTGAGAGGCGCTGGTTTTGCCGCTGGACTGGGCTACAGTATTGGACAGGCTTTCACTGACCATTTCCATAGTGTTCAATGGGTCATATTTCAACGCTAGCGTCCTGTAGCGCTCATTGAAATATGGCATGATTTCCGCCATCGTCATGCCCAAGTAAAAAATGAACTGCTGGGCGGTTTCCTGACCAATCTCCCTAAGCGCGTAATGGCGGACGATTTTTTCATTCAACTCCGCGCGGTGAGATTCGTCGTAGATCGGGTAATAGTCGGCGCTAAGATGCAGCTTCTCATCAGTATCATACCCGAATGAAATAAGATCACCGAGGGTTTCGGTATACTCCCCCGGCGTCGCCATCACATAGGCGCTAAAACTCTGTACCATACGTGGCCTCCCTCGTTTGGCGGCTAATACGTGCGGCAACGATATCATGATATGTTTTCATTGCAACAACTTGTTTTTTCAGCAGCTCCGCAGCATGGGCGGACATGGGCAAGACCCCGTTTGCATGGTTATCCAAGGCCTTTTCAGCCCTACTGACCTTATTGGCGACTTCATACATTCCGCATACAAGTCCTACCATAACGTCGCGAGTCATCATTACAATACACCTCCGATACCCGCGTCATACGAGGCGGGCATATCAAGATCCGTCGTACCGCTGGCGCTCGAATCCAGCGCGTTGGATACGCCGGAGCTTTGCGCGTCCGCATACTCCACCCACACGTTCAATTGCGGCCACAACCGGTTGATTTCCGTCGCCGCCGTCTGCCGGGCCTTGAGAAAACTCAGGCGGAACACGTCCACCTTTTCATTGGCTTGCGCCACTTCGTCGGAAATGAGCCGCTCTTTTTTTTCCGTCCCGGACGATTGAATGCCGAGATACCCCAACACCTCATTAGTCACCTGCGTTTTCTGTTGGATGAACCTGTCCAGCAGATAGGGGGTGGTGTTGGGCCACGGTTGGAACATGCTACCGGGGTCGAGTGAATCGTAGCCGATGATATAATCCTGCCCATCCTGCCGCTGTTGCAACATGTTCTGTACGGTGAGCTTGGTGCGCGGGTCGGCGGTGATGATGGTCGGCAGTTTCAGGCTCTCCAAGTTCACGTCATATGCCTTGTCAATGTCGGCGAGGCGTCTCGCATACTGCCATAGGATATCTTTGAAACTCATGCGCATACGATTGTCCCAAATAGGGATGCACTCTCGGCCCGCCTTGAGTTGCCTGTAATGGTAGTTGACGCCCACCGGCTCAAAGCACGTCGGGTTGTCATACACGTTCAATCGGCCTTGATAACCGGCTTGCGTGGCGAGGAACCGACCTATACGTTTGTCTTCGAAGAAGAGCGCGCACCCGTGTTCGCAGAGACACATTTCCAACCATCGTTCATCCACGGTTGGCGGCAGTCCCCGCCAGCTGAACCGGTTCAATGCCAGTTCAGTCAGCAGATGGTAGTACATTGCGTCAAGGCTGGCGGCGCGTGCCTTGGCGTAATTGCCACGCGGATGCAACGCGCCGCCCCTACGATTCTGATTTTTCCTCGACCTGGACATGTCTCCAGTATAGCACTAGAATGAAATGCCGGGCAATGGATCGTTATCCGCCCAATCGGTCACGCCGATATCATCCGGGTTGGTCCATATAGTAGCCCCAGACTCGAACACGCCTTTAATGGTCTGCCGATACTGCTCGGGCAAATCACCTCGCACGTAACACTCCTGCATCTGCCAGTAGGTGAATTTTGTCATGCATTCCAGCGATTGCGGCGGCGTGATGAAACGCTGGATGAAATACCCGTAACGCAACATGTACTCTCCGACGCTCCGCAGAGCTGAGGGTGCGCACGTCTTGAATCGAACCAACACCCCGACAATACCGTTCGCGAGGTTAAAACCATCTCCGCCGATGGCACCGGATGTGGTCGGGGGCGTTAATTGCATCTGCTGCACCTGTGCATTGATGCCCGCAATGGTGTTTTGATAGTCTCCGAACGCGGAACGTTGCGCGTAATCCGCGTTCATATCCGCCATATTTTGGGCCAACTGGTTTGAAAGCGCCGTAGTCTGAGATCCGTATGTGTTGGCCTGACTTGTTGTGGCCGCGTTGGTACTCAGCGAGTTCGCCGTGGAAAGTTGGGCGGCGGTATTGTTGATACTGCGGTTCGCTTCAGTGTTGACACCATTCATGACCGCACTGCCTAATGCTGATGCCGCGCCCCCGACATTGCCCGAAGCGGCGTTACCCGCCACCCCGACCACGCCGTTGACCACGTTATTCAGCTGTGCGAGGTCAGCTCGCTGATTGTTGATATACGTCGTGTTGTCCAGACTGGTGTTAAGCGAGGTTGCTTGTATCGCGTTATTGGCGTTGCGATTGCCGATGGCGAGTTTGTTGGCTTGGGTATTGTACTGGTTTTGCATGGCCGTGGCCGCAAGAGACTGACTGACGCCCATCTGCGCTTTTTGGTACGCCCAGTCAGCGGACTGTTGACTGTAGGAACGAGTGTAGGCACTGTTTGCCATTGCCAACTGGGCCCCATTGTTGACTATCACAAATTGAGGGAAATTGCTGATACCAAACGCGGCGTCCAACATTTCCCCGCTATCAATGGGCAACCCATTGTTTTTATCAAGAGGAGCAATCTCGCTGGCACCCGCCTTATTGTACCCAACCGGGTAAAAGTTCAAGCGCGCGCCATTGGGCGCGTAATTATGCACTTCTCTGATAACCAGATCATCGCTTTGGATATTTTCGGGCTTATAGGTGATATTAGTGCCATTCAAGCAAGTGCATTCAACAGTAGAATAGGGGTAGCATTTGAGTTTTTTAAGGTTTTTATAACGTTTAGGGATATTAAAATTATCACGAAAATCATTAATGGTAATAATGTCTTCATATCTGCTGGGCGCATTTGTGGCCGACCGGGGGAAACGGTAGATACGATTATTCAATTCCGAAGGGAGTGTTTTCCCAAACAGCTTATCTACGACATAGCCGGATTGCTTAAGAAAGTCATCATCCAAAGAGGGTATCATGTACATGTTTACAATACCCTGTGTTATCCATGAAAAAGTAGAGCCCACTCCCATAAACACTTGGATGGACTGGATGTCCTTAAAGTACAGTATTTCAGCACCGTTGGCCATGTTCTCAAACAGAGATCCGCCTGCGGTAGTGAGAGACGGTTTTCCCTGACTGCCCGCGTCCGCTGACAAATCTACCGTGCTCACGACTATTACGCCGTAATTCAGGTTTTTCCCGTCCATGCCAATAAGAGACTTGTACTGTTGGTTTACCGTCACCATTTCGCTACCGGTGTCCAGCCCCTCGGGGAGTGCGAGATAACTGCGACCATAATCGGTCATCTGGTTTTCGTTGGCAATGCCGATATGGCCTCGCACCACATAGCATGAACCAAACCTAAGTACATGCTGGAACGACTGCCAAACGTCCAACTGTACAGTGAGCTGAGTAGTGTACGCATTGATGTAATCCACGTGGTTGATGAAATAATACCAATACCGTGGCGTCTCCAAGTCGGGGTAATCGTTATACACCACGACATAGTTGTAGTTGGACGCCTCGTTAAATGGCAGTTCGACGCGCACGGGTTGGCCGAACATGTGCATGACTCCATGCACCCTGTCAATGCCGGGCCGTCGGTCAAACCATTCCTGTTGTTTCTGCGGTGATTCGAACCGGGCTAGGTCACGGTAACTGCCATCCCACGGCACGTTACAGAGTTTCAGCGACGTGTTGGGCGTCCATTGAGCCCAGTTAAACGTCGCCTCGACGTTAGGGTTGATATCTCTCAGCATACTATCCCTTTCATAAAGAAGGGAGTGTTTCACGTGAAACACTCCCTTTTATTATATCGCGGATTAGGCGACTGTCACAGTGACCCGACAGCTGACACCGAACAGCGCGGCGGTTACGTTGGACGAGCCCGCCTTGACGCCCGTCACAACACCCGACTCGGATACGGTGGCGTGGGTTGGGGCGTCGGATGTCCAAGCGGCTTGCGCGGTCACGTCGGCGGTTCGGCCGTCAATCATGGTCGCCGTGGCGGTCGCCTGTGCCGTATGTCCCGCGGTCACCTCCGGGACGGTCACGGCAATGGATGCGATAATCGACGGGTTGAATCCGATGACACCATCACCGACCACCGGCACGTTCAGAGCTGCGGACACGGTGCCCGGCACTTCCGGTGTTGCCGGATCCGTGTACAGGGCGGTGGCCGTAATCGGGATGGTGGTGTTCGGTTCATCGAGGCCGACCACCAGCACGCCGGTGGGCGAAATATACGTGTAATCGCTCTTCGGCTTGGTGGTGTCGCCGATATGATACTCAACAGCGTTCGAACGGAACGTGGCCGCGCCGTCATTGGTGATGGTCGTATCGGCAACGACCTGTACCGCGCCGCCACGCGCCACATTCGACGGGGTGGATGCGCCACCGCCGTACATGGCGAGTTTGAGCTGGAAGGCCGGCGTTTTGGCCGCCGTGCCGGCAGGTGCCACCACGTTGGCGGCGGAACCCGCGCCCGTCCAGAACATCACGGCCGGGGCGAAACCGGACACCGAAATAATGTGCTGAACATGTAGATAATGGTTGACTGAATTGATGTTGACCGGATTGATCTGCTGGGTCATCTCGCTAATGACCGGAATATCAATCAGGAACTTATCGGTCGTGAGGATGGCTTGTACGCCATTCATGCCGAAACGGTCCTGCGGTATGACAATGATTCGGTCAATGGTCGGCTCTGCGTCGGTACGCTGGAATACCGTTGCCAGACCCTGCACATCGAGTGCGGACTTGACTTCGGGCGAACAGAATAGCACGAGTTCGTCGGGGCGGGCAAACGTCGGCATGTGACGCGCATTGTACCGGGTGGATACAAATTTCAGCGTGTCAGCCCACGCGCGGATCTGCCTCAACATGTTGCGGGCGTCGGTTTCCGAACTGCCCATGTTGTTCAGATCTTTGTCCATATGGACGCGCCAATAGCCGCCCAGTTTCGCGTATTCCACGAACTGGTGGCACATGGCCTCAAACAAGTCAACCTCGGCCGCATTATAACAGGAGGTGAGAATCTGAGAAGTGAGTGAGGCTAGGCCGGTTTCGGAGGTGAAAGCGCGCTGGAGTGTCCTGTCCTCCGTGGTCGCGGGATACCAGTGAGTAAAGTCCAGACGGTGATAGAGCGAATCCACATCGATTTTCCACTTACGGAAGTTGTCCGCGCCCAAATATTCCGCGTCGGGGTCGTACACCTGTGCGAGCGGCATACCGACGGCGATTTCCTGCCACGTGTCGCCATATACCTGAGACGCACGCTGAAAAACGGCAAGAGGGTTATTCCAACGCCACGTGTTCACGTAGGTGCCGCCAATGCGGTTGACGAGAGCCGAGTAAAACTCGTTCTTGAGCTGGGTGGATGACATGAGGGTGGCCATTTGCCTGTCCATGTTCATTTGGGTGGCCGAGGGCATACGCCTCTGGTATTCGGGCGACGCCTCGTTACGAATCATGTTGAGGATCTGCGCGTTGTTGAATTCGGTGAGCGGGCGCAACTGTTGCTTCGGCGTCACCACTGGAGTGGTTTGCATGATAATTGATCCTTCCTGATCATTAGTCTTCAAATAGGTCATCGAACGTGGAATAGGTACCGTTGTAATCATCGTCGGTCATTTCCGTGGCATTCGGTTCTTCGTCGCCGTTCGGCCCATCGTTCAACACATGGTCGGCGGCGGCGTCGCGCATCTCTTCAATGGTCTTGGAGAGTTCGGCCACGGTCGCTTCCAGAGCGCTGAGACGGTTGGCCATGTCGGCGTTCCTGTCATCGCCAGCGTCTTCCGGTTCGCTGTCGCCCTGCGTTTCAGGCTCCGGGTTCGGCGTATTGTCGGCGGCGTTGGCGTCCGGCTCGGTGTCGGGCATGGTGTCCGGCCTGTCATCGTTTTCGGTGTCGTCCATAATCACCTCTTAAAGTAAGTGGCATGACGGCAATCACGCCGTCATGCCGGGTTGCTGGGCTGTGCGGGTTCCCTCGCCGTCGCTGGGCGCTGGCTACGCACGTCTACATCCGACCGAATCGCCTTACCGACTTGCCTTACGGTCGGGCCATCGAATCGACTTGGGACGCACATCCCGCTACCGACCATTATAGCATGAAAGCATGGCCGTCATCATTGAGATGACGTGACCCCGGCAGAAACTCATCATAGGGGATGGGAGCGGCGCGGTGCACGCCACTCAAACGCATTACCGTATCGCCATTCGTTTCCACACCGCAATATTTACGATTGCCGAGAATACGGAGCCTCTCATAGGTATGGTCGTTTTTCCACGCCCCTAGTTTCCGGTCATCCGTTTCGACGCCAAAGGGTGTATCCAACCCCTCCAATATCATGCCGTCGGTGTCGGCGTAAAGTACGCGGTCGGCGTTCGCGTTCATTGCGCGGGATAGTATTTGCCGTCCGCAGGCGTTGACATATGCGGCGGTCGGCAGCCACGCCAGACTGTTGGCCGACTCGGGTTTGTCCACGGTAAGATCCACGCCACCATCCGCAGACGGCTTCGGATGCAACATGGGACGGTAGAGCGAGGCACCGAATTTCCCCACCAGCGAGTTCAGCAGCAGTTTCGCCATCTGCCTACGCTCTCCGGTTGCGGTTTGTTTCACGTGAAACCATTTGTCCACGTATGTATAATATAACCCGTGTGATTTGCGGAACTTCCAGCCGCCCACGTGCTCCCACACATGGATGTCATAGTTTTCGGTCAGCGTTTCCCAATCCACATCCGTGACGGGCATGGTAACGACGCCGAGCGTGCTATCCAAGCGTTCGCCCTCATACCCCCATACAGGCAGGATATTAGTGAGCGTCGCCGTTTTTCCCGTTTTCAATCGCGCGTCAAACGCGATAACGTCAATATGTAGCGGATAATCATTGTCGTGTCGATATTCGCCGTCGTACCATATGGGCGAGCCTACCGGCATGGGCGAATCACGCATGATACTCGGATAGAGACTGTTCACATCCCAGCTTCGGCAATTCCGGTATTCGCCCGGCTTGCTGTGCACTATCGCTCCATAGTAGGCGGGGCGCATCCGGTGATAGTCGCCCCTGCCCAATGGCGGGAAATGGCGTTTGAATCCGGCGTAATCGCCATCAATGTAGTCGGTCATTGCCATTGACGCTATGGTCGTGCCCCTGAGGTTCAGGGAGGCGCATTCCTGTGCAACGTTCCACGTGGTTTCCAAATCGTCCGCGCCGCCGAACGTTTCACGTGAAACATTCAGGCCATCGTCACGTGTGACATTGCGCACGTCCAGAAAATCCACGGTGGTGCCGCCCATGCGCACGCGAAAACTGTAGAAGTGCCCGCGAATGTTGAACGTGCCCCATACACCGTCCTTGGCTGGGTTCGGTTGCAATGGGAGTCGTGCCAACAGTTCGGCGGCTATGGGTTTGATGTCCTGCCATCCGTGAGCACACCATACGCGCGTATGATGGTCGAGCATGGTGAGACGGATGATGGCGGTTGCCGTTAATGGTTCCGTGCCATCATCTGTCAATAGTGTTGCGCCGTCTGTTGCCGCCGTTCGACGCTCTTTCATGATTCCATCCTTTTAGTGCCGAGCCGCGCCGGTCATCCATTCATCGAGTCGCGTCTCGACATCACCCGCATCCGCCTTTGTCTCCCATTTATGTGTTTTATCATTATACCATGCGGCCTCACGTACCACGGCACTGAAATTCGTGTTGTTCATCAGCCATCGTTTTTGACGGTTCGATAAAGACGCGAATTTTTGGGCTATGCTGGAGTCGAACGCTTCAAGTTGCTGTGCAACCCTGTCAAAATCCGCAACCCCCTCGTTTCCGGGAATCTTTCCAGTACCTGCACGCAATGGCGCTCGGCCTATAAGCCCGGCGTAATCAAGGATCTCTTGCTCAAGTCTCCTCCTGCCCCCTTCTCGTATCATCATACGCGCATGGCTCATCCCACGCTCCGAGCCGAACACGTTCGCCCGGTTGCGCGTGAGTTCGTCACGCGCCGAACCGCCGACCGTATGAGTACCCAACACATCAAACGGGGATTCTCCGGCGCGTTCCATCTCACGTATTTCGCCCACGGTGTAGCGGGCCATACTCAACGCCTCGAATTGTTGGGCGCGTTTGATTTTCTGCCGTGCCTCGATGCGGCGGCGCTGTTGCTGTCGTAACGTCTTCCGACGTTTCGGCGGGGCGGCGGCGATTTCCGCGTCGGTAATCAACGGACGCGCCGCCAGCTCCCTATCAAGTTTCGTGGCATGCACATCCGGGACAACCTGATACGGCTCGCTGTCCCGCGCCCTCAAGGCCTGCTGTCGCTCCCCAAACTCCTGCCCGATGCGATGTGCGACTTGTTCGAGCTGTTGGGCGCTGAGTTTTCCTAAAAACGTTTCGGTGATTTGCTTGGGGAGGTGTCCGGTACTGTAATCCCTAACCGCTTGCTCTCGGCGTACCTGTGCCGACCTGATGGCGGCGTTGCGTTTCAGGTTGTTGGCGCGTCGGTTGTTTTTGCGTTTTGCCACGGCCCCCCCTATGAGTGTAAAACACCCCCCGCCGTAAGGATGGAAAACGACGGAGGGTGAGTCTGGCGGCAACATCCCTATAGGGACGTTGCCATGCTATCATATGATGTGGATAAATATTCTACCCACGGTCTTCTTCCGACACCAATTCAAGGTCAAAGAACTTGAATCCACGGCGACTCTTCTTTTCCACCACCTTGAGAACAAGCGGACGACCCCACGTGTCCGGCGTTCCGAAAATCGCGAACAGATTGCCGAAAGCGTGTGCCAGCGTGGGGGAGGCGGCAGCAAAGTCGCCCTCCTCCGCATGGATAACGACGCGGGTAGAAGAGTTGATTTCACCGGTTTCTTGATTGGCGACCTCGATAGCCTGCGCAAGCACGTTGGTCACGTGCAAAGGTTCATTAAGGTGCTCGTCCACCTTACCGGCGGTCTGCATGGCGTTATAGAGCGCCATTTTGCCGTCCATAGTGTCAGTGTTGAAGAAATGGGATACGGCGTTAGCGCCGTTAGCCGCAAAATTGTTGCCGATCGCTACGGCCAGTTCGTTGTCAGCCATGTATGTCGCCTTTCCTTATAGGGTTAGTAATTATTTTCCTCGGAAATGATATCATCTTCAACCACGTTGCCGTTAACCGACCCCGGATAGTCGATGATGGTATCGTCTCCAAATTCGCAATTAGCCCAATAGATTGCCTCATCCATGCGCGACACCTGCGCATGGTATTCGGCGGACATGGGGAGCATGTCCTTGTTAATCTTGCGGGCTTTTTTCATAGCCGTGTCAGCCGTGCGGCAAGCGCCATCCACGACTACTTCGGTGTCCACGAGTTCGCCGTTTTCACTGCGCGTAACGCCGCGCACAATACTATAGTGCTTGGCTCGCTTGATGTATGCCATAGTCCTACCGCCTTTTTCTTAATGTCCCTGCCGTTGCGACATTCTTGCAATGTCTTCATCAGTATACCGTTCATCGGTCAAATTGTCAAAACAGAGACACGCAATTTTGATGACAGTCTGAGCGAACTCAACACCCTCCCAAATCCTACACATCTCATAACATGACGCGCCCTTGACATGACAGACCGCGCACCACGCCACCATCGCCGGACAGTAGATAAACCCGGAAAGCATTTCAATGTCCTGCGTTCGTGCCAATGCGGCATACATTGACGAACTTGGCGAGATGCTTAAACAAATGTTCGCCGCATGTTCGATACTGTCGACAAACGCCACCTGACCGCCTTGAGGCTTATAGAAGTCCTTAAGCAGTGCTACAGTACGACAAAACGTTTCCCAGTCGCCCTCACCACGGTTGTATTCCCGCAAATGTAGATTACACCGACGGCCACGAATGACACGGCGCACACGGTCATCGTCCAGCACGCCATCATCAAACCAATTCGTACGACCATCATTACTCTTCATAATCAACACCTCTCCAACAACAACGTATCAGCCAACGCCCTCGCATCAATCAGCATACGAGCCACCTGAGCGTAATCACACGCATCAAACGCCACAGCCGACCAAACCAAACGACGCCCGCCGTCAGCCTGAGACCGCAACAGCACCGCATATCGTAGTTCATATATCCGATTATGAGGACAATACGCCAACCGTATATCACCTTCCTTAAACTTGGACGGAAACACGGCAACAACCTCATCACTCACCATCATCAAACACCCCCTCAAGCGACAAACGCACATCAACAACACCACTCAAAACCCCGTTTGAATCAAATGAAGAATGAGAAAAACCAACATACACATCAAACCCGGAAAACGCATGACGGACAACGTCAAGCACACCGTCCAACGCCTCTTTAAACGTACCGGCCGAATATGGGCCTCTCACCTTCACATACTCAGACGTGAACTCAAATACCGTAAAATCATCAGGCGTAACAATAAAACACCACATCTCAGCCACCATCCTTCCTACATTCCTTGGCTGATAATCAATATAATACCACACCACAAACACAACACACCGAACACCACAAAAAAAACGAAAAAACTATGCGCTTAAACTATGAGCAAAACCACGCACCAAAAATCATGAAACAAAACGACGGGTAGAATTGACAACAAAAAAAACGCGGCAAAACAGAAAACAACAGAGACAACAACAAACGACAAAACAAGAAAAACAACAAAAAACACAAAACAAAACACAAGAACAAAACACACAACACAACAGCTATGGAAAAGGGCTAGCTGCTGGGGGCCTGTCTCTTATACACATCTCCGAGCCCACGAGACTCGACGTCATCTCGTA